ACCTCTGGCTCCATTTTTCAATTGTTGCCAAGCTGATCTCAACTTTGGACTTTTTCAGTCTTCGCTGAACAGCAGTTGGCCCACCGAAAAATGCGATGACTTTCTTTGGGTCGATGTTGATCATTTTGTGGTTTGTGTTGAACGGCGTGATTGCCGTTGCGGGTCGCACCATACAAGTTGTTCGGGTAGGGTCAATACTTATTTTCAAAAAATTTTTTTTGTTGTTTGTTGACTGCCGGACAACCTGTATATATATGAAAACTCTACACACCCAACATGGCACTGGCAGGCACTACATGTCTCGACACACAAAGGAAATTCCGCCCGACTTCGGGCGTAATCTGGAAGCCCGTATGCACGGCAAAAACTGGAACCAGAGCGATCTTGCGCGCGCCGCAGGAGTTGGCCGCGACAGCATCAGCACCTACATCAGAGGACTCGTCATGCCCGATCCGAAGAATCTCGTCAGACTCGCTGACGCGCTTGGTTGCACCGTTCCAGACCTACTCCCAGAGCGTGCAACGGAGCTTCCAGAAAAGGCATCTTTCGAGCTTCGGCAAACCGACGAAGGCGTGTTCGTGCGGATCAACAAGCCTGTCACCATCGAGCAGGCTGCAAAGATATTTGACATCCTGCGTCAATGAAATTTTTCACGCAGAAAGAAGTCGCCGCAATTCTGCGGCGAACGCCACAAACCATCGCTCGCTGGCGTCGAGCGGGACTACTTCCTTACGTTGCGGGGAAGCCAGTTCTCATCTCTGAACAGCAACTGCACAACCTCATAGAAAAATGGCAAGAACCAACAAAGGCCCACGACTGGAACAAAACGACCACGGCGTTTACGAAGTCCGCTGGACAACGAACGGCAGAAGCAAGCGCGTATCGACGCGGACAACAAGCATTCAAGCGGCTCAACGATTCTTCGCAGGCTGGCTTCAAGAAGCAGACGCCTCCGAAGAAGGGTCGATGAATGTCAAGCAAATCCTGGACTACTACCTCAATACGCACGTCGAGGAGCAGGTCATCGCGCAAGACCGCGCCATCATCGCGGTCAATCATCTGCGGCGTCATCTCAATGGAATCGCCCCGCAAGACCTGACATCGCGTGTCGTTGCGAAATACAAGTCAACACGCCGTGCCGAGGGCGTGTCTGACTCAACGATTCGCCGCGAGTTGGTGACGCTGGTTGCGGCCTGCAACCACGCACGCCGTCAGCGGCAGATCCCTGCCGACCACGTTCCCGTTGTTTCGCTCCCGCCCATACCGCCGCCAAAAGACCTGTGGATGACGGAGACGGAGGAACAAGCATTTTGGGACATCGCAGAGCGCACGAACGGCGAGCGCATGTCGCGGGTTTTTCGCTTTATTGCTATCGCTCTGGAGACAGCCGCACGGCTTAACAGCATCGTTGGTCTGCGCTGGCCGCAGGTCGATCTGGACGGCGGCATGATTCGCTTCGACAATGACGGCAAGCGGCAGAAGAACAAACGCCGCGTCCCCGTTCCGATCTCAGACAGACTGATGCCTGTGCTGGTTCGGGCGCACGCAGAACGCGCCAGCGAGTTCGTGCTGGACGACAGCAACGACATCCGTCGTGCGTTCAACAAGGTTGTCGAAGAAGCCGCGCAGACAATCGACAAGCGGCTCGCCGCTGTCACGCCACACACCCTGCGGCACACGTGGGCAACGCTCGCTGCGCGAGCTGGCGTGGATCTGTACGAGATCGCGGGTGTTCTTGGCGACACGCTCGCCACGGTTGAGCGCAACTACCTGCACCACGCTCCAGATCACCTTCGCACTGCAATAAATTTCAAATCAGCTGCGCGGAATGTCGGGCGTAACGCCCGAAACGGGCGTATGCCGTGACCACCAACAACCACCAACGCGCAGGGCGCGTTGTTTGGTAACAATAAAAATGGGGCAGACCTGTATGTTGGTCTGCCCCAGTCTTAGGGAGGAAACGCCCAAGGAGGGCTATTAGAATATAACAAGGTTATGATGTTGCACGCTAAATTTGGTGGTTGCGCGGAATCGGGGCGTTAAATAGGCCAGAATGTCAGCTTTTTTGTTCTGGCGTGTTGCTTTATTCCGATCCTGCCTGCGTGTAGTAGCCGATGGCAGTTGGCGCACAGAACGACGCATTTTGCGATTTCATCGATCAGACGCTGGATGGATGCGGATCGAAGTATTGATCGAATAGACGCTGCCTTCTTTGACGGGTCTACATGGTGCAAGTCAAGCGCAGCGGTGTCTCCGTTCCAGCGGCAGACCTGACAGCCGCGAGCCGACTTGTGTTCGTTGACGATAGCAAACTTTTTTGCGCGATAATTGCGTTCTTTTGATTGAGCAATCGGCACTTTTATTTGGATTCATCACCATCTTGCTGACCCATCATAAACGAGCGAACGATTGGCTTCAGAATGGAAGAGGTTGTTTTCAGGTTTTCGGGCGTCGGCCTGCGGAGCAAGGCAACGGCGACATCTGGATCAAGCAATGCTTTTAACAAGACTTCACGCTGAAGTTTCTCCATCGTGTCTGTATCAATGACGCTTGTTTTTGCCAGCCCAACAGCGAGGTCTTTGATCGTTTTGATTGTCCTGACCGCAGACGCCCCCATCGCTGTAGTGCTACTGCCGGGAGCCGCGATGCCTTTTGCGATTTCATCAATCTGCGATTGCGATTCTTTGCCAAGGTATGCGGTGATAGAGCCAGCAGTTGCTTTTTTATTGATTCGCGTAGCAACGGCAATTTTTTTTCTGATTCGATCAAGGGATTCGATTTCCTTTGGCGAGAATATCTGGCGCAACGCCTTGGTTGTTTCTTCGCTTGATAGAATTTTATTCATCTTAGCGAAAGATGTTCCAAAATCAGACATTGCAATCTCTGCGGCATTACCTTCGGTTGTCGATCCGACGTTTTTGATCTTGCGTTCCAAGGATTGCTTGACGGCGTTCTTTAGCCCTTCCATTGACCGCCCTGTCTTGTCTTTCTTTGCGGACTTTACGAGTTGAAGCATTGTTGACCTTGCCTTTTCCCCATACAGCCATTTATCAACATTGTTTGCCGCCTCCATGCCCGGAGCAGAAAACTTTCCTTCCGGGGTGTCTGTGAGCTTGCGTTGAGCCGCAGACAGGGCTTCTTCGCTTGCTGCAAACTCGCCCTTTGCTTTGGCAACGCCGCTTTGAGCGATGCCGAAATCAGACTGAATCTTCATCACCCTGTCTTGGGCTGACGGCGGAAGCTCTTTCAGAATCAACGAATGTTTATCCATCCACGCCTTTGCGACTGCGGCCTTGTCTGCCGTCTTGCTGTCTCTGATGGCGGCGGAAATCGACGATTCCATCCAGTCTCCGATGATTTTTTCGGACTTCGGCGTCATCCCGCTTTGCCCAGACAGCGCCTTGACCAGACGTCCCGCGTCTCGACCGCCCTCCATTTGGCTGACTTTCAAGAACCGATCAAGCGTAGCCTCTGGAGCGATCTTCGGCTCGTTTCCAGCCTTGCGACCAATCAGAACGTCGCGTGACGCGCCTTCGCGGTAGCTTGGATGGTATGTTTCGGCGTAGAATTTATTAAATGCCTTGAATGGATCCCTTAACTCTGGGACAGCTTCAATGTCGGCGCGAAGCGCGTTTCGGACGCCTTCAACAAGGCGCCTTTCGTTTTGCGTCTGTGCGTTTGCCGCCAAGTTGTACAAATCTTTGAAGTTTTCGTGCGCCTCGCCGGACAGGATATTTGGATTATCTTGAGCGAGCTTCAATAACGCTTGAATCTCTTCTGTTGGCTCGCCCGTGGCGCGGTTTTTATATTCATTGATCGCGGATTGAGCCGCTTTTTTTGTATTGTTTCCGATGTTTACAGGGGTGTCTTTTGGAATTGCGTCACTCAACTTTTGGTTGACCGCACGCATTTCCGCGTCCTTGCCGCGCAACGCTGGCAAAGCCGCTTCGGATGCGGCGGCGCGGTTCATTGCTTCGCCGGACACGTCTACCTGCGACTGAAGCTGGCTTAACTTTCCTTCTTCGCTTTGAAGCGATTGAAACTTTGTCTGCCTCTCAACGTCTGCCGCCTTTACGCCGGACTCAAGCTCTCCGCGCATAAACCTCTGCGCCGCTTTCGGCCCAGCGCCAACTTGCGGAAGTGCTTCGGACACCTCTCTGCCAACAGCGGCTTGATTTGCTGATGCGCGAGCGGCAACGGTTGGGTCGTTTGCGACCCCGCGCATTGCGCCAATCAATCCCATGTTATCAGACAGCGTTGCCGCGTCTGGGCGAACTTGACCGCCGGAATACATTTGCCCAGCGTCGGAAATATTAGAAATTGCTTGCCCGACACCTCCGCCTCTTTGTGCTTGGTCTTGGAGGTATTGCGCGACATTGTTTACGGCTTGCGTGGCAGCAGCAGCTTTTCGTCCCGATTGCCCAATGTCTGTGATCGGCATAGAGTCAAGCGGCCTGCTTGCAATCTGCCTTACGTCGTCTGCCGCGCCGCCAAAAAACGCTGAAAGATTATCTGCGCCAATCATGTTTGGCAGTCTCCTTGTCATCACGTTTTGAGCTATGCCAAGCGCCATCGGAGCGACTATGCCAGCGGCAACATTTTGCGCCGTATTGCCGCCTTGCTCCTCCATGCCTTGATACGCCGCGCCGCCCGCCGCACCAAGCGCGGCGTCCGCTTTGGGTGTTCTTGACAAATATTCTCCCAGCTTTCTTGCGCCTTGATCTGCTGTAGCTGGAATCCTTGATCTTAAAAATGGAATCCTTGAAGCCACAGGCCCAGCGACTTTGCCGAACGCTTCAGACACAGGGCCAGCGCCGTATGCGGCAAGTTGCTTGCCAACTCCGGCTCCCGAAAGCGCGTCTGCCGCGCCCATTGTTGCCGTTCCAACAACCCTTTCCGCAGGCGTCTGTTGGTCTGGTGGGATAAAAGCGCCGCTGGCGTCCAGAAGGTTGCTTGTTGCTTGGCTTACGGTCGGGATTTCTGTTCCAGCAACTGCGTTTGTTGCGGAGATCGCCGGATCACCAAAAAGCCTCGACAGGCCGTATGCGCCCATCCCTCCAAGGAATGCCGCAGGAACGGTTACGATTTCTTCGGGAAGCGCGACTTGCGGCCCCATCTGTCCAGCAATCAGCGTCGGAATGGCGGCGGCGCTTCCAGCCGCTACATACGGAGCCGCTTCGCGGCTCACGACGTTTGCCATTCTTGCCGCGCTGTTTAAGAAACCACCTTGCGGTTGCTCTGGCGGCTGTGTTGGTTGCGATTGCGCGGCGCGTTGCCTTGCACGCGACAACGCCAATGCTTGTTGTTGCTCTAAAGTCATTGTTGGAAAAGCGATCTTTCTTCTGGGGTCATAAATTGCCAATCTTGCGGACTAATGCCTGCTGGTATTTGCATTTGTGTCTGCGGAGCAACAGCGTCTCCTAATGGCGAAGGGGATGCGTTTCGATTGAGCAAATCAGGACGAGGATTTGATTGTTCATAATTGTTAGACCACACAACAGGGTCAGGCGGACTCATTCCTTGCTTGGCCGCGTTGAATCTCGCTTGTTGCCAAGCGGCTTCTTTGTTCATTGCCCACGAAATGCCTTGAAGCCATTGTTTTTTGTTTTCGGCAGACGCATACTGCGGCGGTTGCGATGCGCGCAATTGAGCGGTTTCTCGCTCAGTGATTGCGCCCTTGAGAAGTGTTGTTTTTTGAAGCCAATCGCCAATCGTAATTTCAGCAAATTGACGCGCCGCCATTGCGTTTTCTGTGTCAAATAGATTGGCTGCGCCGGAGATAACTGAATCAATGCCCGGTATACCAACACCAAGTTGTGTTTTTTCAAGAAACTGATCGTCACCAATCATTTGTTCTGCGGCTTTCGCAATAGACGACGCCTGCATTGCGCCAGCCCCAGCTTCTTCTCTAATTTTAAGATTGCTGTTTTCTGTGCCGAACATTCCGTCATCTTTTTTGGGAACAACCGTCACGTTTTGGCCTGCGGAATAGAATGCTGGCGGAGGAAGGTTTATTTCGTCTGCAACAGACGGCGCAGACGCGGCAGGCGGAGCTGCTGGCGGCGGAACCGCGACAGCAGACGGTGCTGGAGACGCTTGAGGAAGCGGAACTTCGACCGCGCTTGATCCAGCGGGGCTTTGGTAATTTGGATTCCTTGGATCTCTTGGATCCCAAAAGATAGCGCCTCCGCTCTGAACGGGTTGCGGAATATCAGGGTTGCCCCACCTGTCCTGATTTGCAGCTACTTCTGGGTTTACTTCAGACAATATCGAAAGGTACTCTGGAACCTTGCTCGGATTCAGTGACCGATTACCGTATTGGTCGATCTGGATGGTGTCTGGAGCTGAAAAGAAGTCAGCAAGGGAAGATTTTGATGCCAGCTCGCGCCGCAGCTTGTCTGCTTCAAGTTTAGATTGCTCCAGATCATACTGATACATCCCCTGCTTGCGAACGTCTTCGTTTTGGCTTAATCCAAATCTTTGAACATCAAGCCCGTGCGACCTCTCCCAATTCTGCTGTTGTTGGGCGCGGTAGTCGGCTTCTGCCTGTGCTTTAGCATACGCGGCTTTTGCGGCTGGATCGCCAAACATCCCAGTCATAATTGCTGGGCTTGCTTGAGATATTGCGTCGGCCAATCCGTAATAGCTATTAGTTTTATATGAGCTTGGCATAATTAAATTTAGTTAAATGATTTTTATTTATATGCAGTCATACTTGCGCCCATTCCTGAAAGCTGCCCCATAAGCCCCAAGCCCTTTGAGAGCGCATTCCAGCCTTGCCCTGCATTTGCTGCGTTGTATTGGTCTACAGCAGATTGTGAAGCGTTTAATTGTCGCTGGCGGTTGTAGTCGTCTGCAAGCAATGAAGACCCATAAGACAACGGAGACATTTTTGTATTATACAAATTGCCCAAAGTTTGCAAATTGGCGTTTGAATAATCAAAGTCTCTGCCGCGTTGAGCCATAGAGAATTGGTTCCCAAGCAATGCACCTAAAGATTTCGCTCTGTTTGACAAAGTCCCGCTGGCATCTGCTGTCGAGGCGTCCATAATGCCTTGGATGTATTTAATGCCCGGAGCCGATGATTCATCGCTGGCTTGTGGCACAACAGATCTTTGCACTCCAGATTGCTCATTCAACATCGCCCCAACGCGATCCGCTTCAGCCGCTTGCGCGGCCTGCGCGGAAGCAGCAGCACTTTGCTGGATTTGCGATGCGTTCAAGTCTCTGGCCTGCTGATTGTATTCTTGTCTTACCCTGTCTGATTCCGCGTTCAATGCTTGCTGCCTGTCACGCGCTTCGCGTGCCGCCTGAACATCTCGCGCTGTCTGCGCGTTGATCGCGTTAGCGTTTGCTCTATCTTGCGCTGATGCCGCTTGGGAAGACGCCGCCATTCCTCCGAGAGTTGATGCCGCTGCTGCTGTCGCCATTATTGCCACTGGATTACACATAATTAGGAAATATATTTTGAAAGAGAATTAGAAATGTTTTTGACGCCTGATTCAAAGAAACCTTGTTTCCCTTGAGCATTGGCGATATACGCATCATTTTCCATAATTCCTCCGACATTTCTGAAAAGATCTCCCAATGGAGAAAATTGCGGCAGTGTTGGAGCTGATGTATTGACTCTTCCCGCCAAAAATGGAGTCATCATGCTTTTCTCGCCAGCGGTTGCATTCAACTGAGATATAAGCGCATTCTTTTGGCTTGCTATTTGGCTTCGCGCTGCGTCCGCGTATTTTTCTGCTCCAGCCGCAATGTCTTGTTTTGCCGATCCTAATGCTGTTTGCAGGTCGCCGTAATTTTTTGCATACATCGACGATTGAAGTGTCCCGCCGCGAGAGGCATTTGCAAGCAGTTGTTGCAACGAGGTATTGTATTGTTTTTGCACCCCCTCTGTCGGATCGTTCAAATACCTGTCTTTGTATTGCCTTGCTAAATTATTGTAATACTTATTATTGTGTCCGCTAAATGCTTTATTGATGTTTTCAAGTCCGAGCTTTATATTTTTTGCTCGTTCAGCAGCTTCCTTGCGTGCTTTTTGTTCGGCTTTTTTTGCGTCAGCTTTTTGTTCTTTGTAAATCTTTTTTTGCCACGCCAAAGAATTGTCCGCAGCTTTTGACGAACTTTTGGACGAACCGCCTCCAAAAAGGCTACTTAACCAGCTCATCTTGTTTCTCCTTTAGTCATTGTTCCATCTATATAGGTAAAAATTTTCTTTACTCTTTCCGTATCGTTCCAGCGTAGATTCTTTGACTGCACCTAAACTGTCAAGCCATTTGTGAGCAACGTGGTGGTTTGCATGGGACTTGCATTCAGCCCTGACCGCGCCAGCTTGCCGTAACGACGGAATGAGTTTTTTTTTGATATATCTCGTTACAGACAACGCAACTTTCGGCCATTTGTCTGTGGCGAACATCCAGACTGACCAGCATCCGGGGTGCATTGGTATTGCTCCAAATCCAGCTACTGGCTCGCCGTCAGCGGCAGCTATCCAGCTTACATGCGGAATTAACATAGCATCTGCCACTAAGTCTTTTGGGTCGTCTGTCCAGCGTGTCGCGTAAATCTCTTCTTTGTCCAGCGCACGCATCCGCTGTGCAATGTACAGCAAATTGCCGTAATTAAGTGGGATGATTTCCGTCATTCCGCGTCTGCCAACGTGTAATGAATCGCCATATTCCCTAACCTTGCGTAACCGTCAGCTTGGCAAACAAGGCGTGCGCTGACGTGCGTGCCTATTCCAAAATGCAATATCCTTCCGATCATGTATGAAGAGTTTTCAACGGTTCCGCTGTATATGCGGGTTCCCGGCGACGATATGTCTGTTCCGATTGAAATCTGCCATGAATTTTCAGAAGCCAAGTCTATTGCTTGAATTGTTTTTGTGTGAGCAGGTTTCCCGCCATCCAAATACGGAAGTTCAACAATGACTTCACAATCGTCGTACTCTTGCCCAGTCAAACCGCCGTACAAATATATTGTGTCCCCTGATCGCGCATACACGCGGCCATTCAGATATTGCAAATGCGATACGTTAAATCCCAATTCGTATGTTGACCATGCAGACACTTTGCTCGCTGGGAAGTACGAAAAAACATATATTTTATCTCCCATAGATAACCAAAATCTGCCTTCTGTCGGCTCAATAATGCTTACTGCTGCATTCCGCACTGTTTCGCTTAAAGCAGCCATTTCTGACTGAACCAGTGTATCTATGCTTGTTCCAATGTCTGCAATCGTTGCCGCATTTGATGAGTCACGCGCACGAAGCGATCTTATGCCGCTGTCCGACAAGAAGAACAAATCAATATCACCAAATGACACTATGCTTTTTGGAGCAAACGTGCCGATATTTGAAAGCGTTTGAACACGAACATTATTGTCCACGTTTGCATCCATCGCCCAAATTTGCACATTGTTTTTTGAAAAAACTGCGAGCCGATTCTGGTAAAGGCCCATCCCAGTCAAATTCTCAGACCCGCCATCTTGAGTTGTCAGGTTAATTGATCCAGAGCCATTAGTGCTATTTGCCTGCCACTTTGTTGCGTCTCCCGTTTCAGAGAAAAACACAGTTGAATTTGTGGTTGCGTATACTTTGTCTCCAAATGTTTTTGCTGTCGTCGGGATGCCAGACGAAGATCCTGAAACAAAAAATTGTTTTGAATAGCCATCAACTGGAACGGCAAGCGTAACAATAAATTTGTCATCAAGTTCAAACGTGCCGCCGACTGTAATTGTTATGATTTTTGATTGAGAACCTACTGCTGGCGTATCGCATGTCACGCTAAATGTCTGAACGTGAGCAAGCGCGGGGATATTCAGCGTAATTTCGTAAACATCATTTGGTTCAAATGCTCCAACAAGTTCAGCTTCGGAGATTTGCGGCTGTGACCCGCTGTGCGCCTGCGTTGTGACAATGTTGATATTCTGTGTCTGCGTCCCGCCTTGCGTTGTCGATGTTGTGATAGTAAACGGCTCGTTAATGGGGCCAGTGATCTGAATTGTTGTTCCGACAACCGTTGCAGAAAAATGGATGTCTGCATCAATCTGATTTTTAAGATCATTGGCCGCAAGCGCAACTGATGTAATTGGGCCTGTCGCTGGAGTGCCAGCAATATATGTTTGATTTACAACTTGCGTTAAAGTTTGATTATTAACTGCTCCGCCGTTTATTGTATTTAATGTAGCGGTAAAATCTTTCCCAGAAGGCCCAATGATTGTAAATGATGTTCCAGTGGATGATGCGACAAATAGCGTTTCGTTATCAATTTGAGTTGCTAACGCAAGCGCAACCGTTGAGTTGTCTGCCGTTCCGGGGAACCCGCTGTATCCTGCTACAACATTGTCCCACGAAGTAATTCTTGACCCATTAAAATAATGGTAAATAGATCCATCAACAAATTTTGCAATCGCGTACACTTGACCATTAAATGTTTCTGAAAATATAATTTCAGACATTTGGGTCGTGTTGTCTTTGTGTTTTAATTGTTGATATGTAATTGTTGCTGGCATCCCAGAAGGGGTCGCTGAAGATCCAAATACATAAATTCTGTTTCCAGCAGCTTGCATTCCAAATGTGCCAGCAGGCAGCGCGGCAAATTCAGCAAATTTTTTTCGTTTCTCGATTTCTTTTCCGCGTGTAATGTGAGCATTTTTACACGTCAGCAAAGCCCCCGGCGCAGTAGTAAGGAGTGAACGGCGGGTATCAAGACCCTCCCCGAAGTTCTCGACGAGAAGGTATCCCATACGTCAGATGCGCCCTCCGTAGATCGGGCCGCTTTGTTGCTTGGAGGCAATCCCGCCGCCCATGATGAACGATGGCAACTTGTCAAAATTGCCGCGAATCATGCGGTAATGTTGGTTGGCAAGCGCGAGCTTATTTTCAGCGTCTTGCGCCTTGAGGCGGGTCAAGATTTCAGCCGCAGAGAACAACACGATCAATGTTGAGTCGATGTCGCACTTGTCTGTGTTTGCCAGAAGAGGGTTCAAAAAACGCAGTGCGCGGAAGCGCACGGTCTGCAAGTTGTTTTTTGTTGGCACGGGCCAGACTTCGTATTGATTGCCTTCGTAGTGACGCCACCGCTCGACAGGATCGGTAAATTGGTTTTGATCTGGATCGTGCCGATTGTAGATCATCGAATCAAACCCATACTCAATCGGACGCCATGTGTCGGAGTATCTGACATGAGCCGCAAGGATGCGCTCAAAATTCACGTCCGCATCGAACGTGTAATAACGCTCCTTGGTCATCATTGGCTCGTCACGCTCGATAATCAAATGGGGCCAGTTGTATTCGTGATACAACCGTTCTTGATTGCGGCGAATGGTCTGCTCAATTCCTTGAACAGATCCGATTCCTTGACTTACGTTGGTGGATGCGCCGATTTCAGCGCGAACTTCCTCAACCAGTTTACCGAGCGTGACGTTTCGAGCCATTAGTCTTCAGCAGATTTCCTGCGGCGTTTGGGTTCAATTTCCTCCACCGCTGGCGCGTCTGCGTCTGCTTCGTCTGGAACGTCTGGAAGATCAGGCACAGATTCGTGCGATCCGCCAAGAAGATCAATCCCAACGTCCTTGAAGGACACGGGGAGTTTTGGATCAAAGCTCTGCGGGAAGAGTTTGTAAAAAATTTTGGTTCCGTCTTCAGTCGTCGTTGCGCCGTACTTGGCGGCAAGACGCTCGTACTCGTCCTTGTGTGGACGCCTGTCTGCGCCGACTGCGCGTACGCGGACAACTGAATCAGACCCGTGGATTTCACGCAAAATAGCGGCTTCCGCTGGCGTGATGTTTAAGCGTGGTACGCTGTTCTGAATGCTCCCAAGGAGCCTTACTTCGCAATTTGCAATTTCCATGTTTTTTTCTTTTGTTTTTGGTTTGTGTTGTGAATCAGGGGCGGGGCCGCTACGCAGCCCCAGCCCCATCATCAGTTGGAGGGATTAAGCTACCTCGTAGACTGCCGAGCTGTTGAGCTGGCGAGCAACCAATCCACCAGTCCATGTCATGGCGCGGTAGATGGTGTACTGGTCGTACGGGCGAGCAGGGTTGTGGGTCTTCTTGTCCTCACCGCTCATAGGCATGAGCTGGATGGCGTTGAGGTCAATGAAGTAGCAACGCTTGGCAAAGCCGAGATCGTCGAGGGTCGGGTCGTATTGGAACGTCCCAACGCCGCGCATGGCGATGTCAGCCATGCCGATGTCGTTCTTGCCGTTGTTGGCGAAGCCAGTCTGTGTGTACACACCCTTCTCAGACACTTCGATTTCGAGAGCGTCGAGGAAGTCGCTTCCAGCAAGGAGGATGTAGTTCGGGTTCTTCGCGTAGCGGCGAAGCTGACGAACTTCCTTGCGGAGTTCTTTCGTGAGGGTTTGGTTAGCAGCAGACGCGGCGATGGCAGACGCACCAACGATGGCGCGATGCCTCCACCAAGCGGTGGTGGCGCGGTCGATGCCGCCAGTCGTACCAACAGCAGGAGTGTCGGTGAGGATGGACAGGATGCCGGGAACTTGCTTCGGATCGGCAGTGCCGTCTTTCCAGAGCATTTCGTTGAACGAACGGCTCCAGCCTTCGGTCATGTCCTCAAGTTTGTCCTCAAGCAGACCAGTCAACACAGTGAGTTCGCGGTCGCTGTGGTTGCTGACGCTTTTGCCTTGGGCCGAATCCACAACGGAGATGCCGTCGTGCTTGAGTTCGGTGAGGGTAACGGTGATACCAGCATGGATTTCTTTCCATGGGTAGTTCACGCGCTTGAGGTTGGCTGGGTTGGCATACGAAACGGTGTCGTTGTGAGTGTACCCAGCGATAGCTGTGGTGTAATCACCCTTGACAGGGATCGTGATGTCGCCCTTGCCGCCGGGGAAGGACTTCTTGTTGCCCTCAAGAGCTTTGATGAGGGGTTTGTCTTGGATGGACTGCGAGAGGGCTGGGCCTTTGATGTGATAATCAAGAGCAGCCGTCGCAATGTTAGCGATTTCTTGGGCTGTGAATGCCATAGTTTTTGATTTCTAAGTTAGGGTTTCAGAGTTGTCCCGCCGCCGCCAACTTAATTACGTCTCGTAAATTTTTTGGCTGCGGAGCGACGTTTGCGGACGATGTCTCGCTCCTAACTGTTGTGGCCGCTGGGCGTGAAGGCGTGAACCGCTTTAGCGAATCATTCACTTCACTGTAGGCTTTCTCGACCAGCGCAATCGCTTCTTGCGAAGTGCGCGGTTGCGAAACAGCCATCGCCGCACGAACCTTGTCCAGTAGGAACGGTTGTTTTACAGAATAATCGGCGTCTCGCGTTTTTATGCTTGACTCCCAATCCACCACCGCGCTTCGCATGATCTGCTGTGTCGCGGCGTATTGTTGCATCTGCGCCTGCTCTTGTTGGCGTTGGTATTCCATCTCCTGCCGTTGCCGTAGAAATTCCGCCTCATTCCGTCTGCGAGCGAGTTCTGATGCGACATCGTCTGTGACTTCGCCGTCATCTACTCGTTGCTTCAGGTCTTGTGGCAGAACCGCTCCAGCGAACGCTTGCAGGTTATTCCAATACTCTGCCAGCATGTCGCGCCCCCGGATGGGATCGTTTTTAATCGCCGCCATGATCTCAAAGCCTTTTGCAACTTCATCGTTGGTCAGACTGTTGGTATCCATGAACGTGCGAATTGACCGCCATTCTTGGGCTTCAGGCTTCAGCGTCTCAATTTCTTTCTTGAACGCGGAGCGTTCTTGAATGACTTGTTGAAAACGCGGATGCTTGTGGAAGGGTAGCTTTGCATCATCGGCTTCTGTCGGTTCGGATTTCCCGTCGTCCACGGGCTTATCTTCCTCGACTTTGGCTTCAGTCGCTTTGCCGTCTTCTGCTTTTTCAAGGTTGAGCGATTCCTTGTCTTCAGCGGGTTCTTCGGTCGGCTCCACAACGTCTTTGACAACGTCAAGAAGCGACTTCGGCTTTTCCGCCTCAGTTACGCTCGTATCGTCCGCAGTGGACGTGTCTGCGGCATTCTGGGTATTAGCGTCCAGTTCTGGCGTGGCCTCTACCTGCGGAGTTGCCTCCACGGGTTGAGTCTGCACCTCATTTGTGGTGTCTGCTGACGAGGCAGACGTATCGTCTGTTATCATGTTTGTTTTTGTATGTTGGTTTGGGTTGCAAATGCAAGACATTTTTTTGTCTTGCAAAACTTTTACATCAGCGCGGCTTGAGTAATCTTCTTCTTCAGCGTTGCTTCAGAGTCAGACACGTTGGTTGATGTAGCCGCGCCGTAGGTGGTAAGCGCGGATTCAACCTGCGGTTGGAGATACTGAATCAACATTCCCGTGTCCTGCATTAGTGATCCTGTCCCCGCTCCCGCGCCCGTATCAATGACGCTTACATTGTCATCGCGGTAGAGGCGACCGCCGTTAAGGACAACGTCTGTCGAGCCTGTATTTTGCAACTTGAGCGGAACCACAGAGGCATTGATCTTGTAGTTCATCTGATCAACTGGTGTTATCGCGCCGTAGAAGTTAGCGATACCTTCCGTTGTTGTAATTAGGTATGAGTAGTAGTTGTAGATTGCTTGTGCGCTAATTTCATATGGAGCAACTTGATCATCCAAATCAATTTGAATATTCGTGTAATCTGGAGTCAGAGTGATTCCCGTAATTGCGCTTCCGTCGATATTGTTTGCGTTGTAGATCGTGTCAGGTTGCTGGTCTGCACGGAACGATGCTCCAGAAGCGGTAGCTACACCCACAGTCTCAAATGGCAGCAGAGCAGAGGTTCCAGCTTGGCAGGTAATCCGCAGGCGGATCGTGTCGCCCGGAACTGCTTCGGCTGTGGCATAGCTTCCGCTCGCCGTAACTTTCGTTCCAGCCGTGCCACTGACCACCAAGTTCTCAATCTCGATGTCTTGCGTGACATTGAAAAGCTGGAGCGTGCTGCCTGCCTCTACATTCGCCACTTCCCACGGATAGACGGTGGTTGCACCAAAAGTTCCAAGAACCTCGGCTCCATTGAGCAGGGTAAAAGTCCCGCTCCCTTGGATGTTGCCAGTGAACTGCGTTGCCTTGATCGTAATTGTCGATCCATCAAAGGCAAAGACCTCGGCGGCAGTTGCATCAAGCGTTACGTTGTAGCTACCAGCGTTGATCGTATTACCTTCGCGGGAAACGATGGTCGAAGTCTCGCCAGCATAATTATCAACAAGGTATGCTTTTGCGCGGTTGTAAAAAGCCTGCGGCGTGGCGATCTCGGAATATCCATCTGCCGTTGCGCGGTCTGCGGAAATTGCCGTGTCGTTAAACATAACCCAATTTATCTGCAATGCGCCGACACCCTTGAGTGCCTGCGTTGTTTGCGCTAACGAATGCTCGTAGCTGGCGAACTTGAATGTAAACTCATCCGCATCCGTGTTGTCGTTCGATCTGCGATCCACTCTGTAAAACCCGCCAAAGCGATCGGTGTCGTAATCGCTGTAAGCTGGGCCGAGGTTGTCTGTCTCGCGCCAAAAGCTGTTAAATGACGGGATGTTGTAAGGCCCACCATTAGCTACAAGCGCGGATGGGTCATTGCTGTTGTACTCCAAAATATGCGAAGAGGTCGTGACTTTAAGCGTCCCAATTTCTCCGCTCGCATCTGTCGCGCCTGTGTAAACAAATGGATCGGCGTAGTTGTATGTAATTGTGCCGTCACCATTCAATGTGCCGTTCAGTAAAGTTGGAGCGGTTGTGTATACCCCTTGAGTCGTGCCGCCTGTTAGCGTTGCGTTTTTTGCGTAAGCAGACGGATTATCTTGGCAATACATTTTTGCCCCAGAAACCGCACTTCCTGTTGCATCCTTTAGCGCAAAAGCTACTTCCTTTTTCGTGACGAGGCATCCTCTTTGACCAATCGACCCCCGTGTATCACGCCACATATTGATCACATTCGAGCCGTTAGCAGAGTTTACAATTTCGTAATCTCTATGGTGGTGAGTGCTACTACCGTCATGCCCGATGTCGGAGTCGTTGGCATTTTGAGTAACGTCAAAATCCTTTATGCTAACCTCGTACCATGCCCCCAGAACCTCGGTAATTGAGGCTTGCTTTAGTCCAGCATTAAAAATCAACGTGTCGCCAATATTGACTCCAGCCATGTTTACAAGTGCGCCGCCCTCGTAAATGCCGTTTCCCATGGAGCGAATCTCTACCTTGTTTCCGCTGGTGCGAGTCGAAACAAATTCTGTCCCCTTGAAGTCGTAATACCCGCCAAGGTTAAATGGTCGATAGGTGCTAATTGTCCCGCCTCGGCCCCATATAAACCCATCTGCACTAACATTTATCGTGTATTCTTCTGGATCCCAGTTCGTGACAGAATCGCCAGAGAAAATGAGTCCTGTGCCAGAAGCGTAGCGCACGCGCCCATACGCGGTTATTTCCTTGCCGTAATTGTAGCAAGCCCGCAACGTGTATTGGCCAGCTGCGGTGGGCAGAGAAAACATAGCAGAATTTTCGAGAGTCGCCGTGTTTGCTGTGACGGCAGAAAGACGAAACAACCTGCCATCAGAGGTTCTACCCTCTGCCGTTGTTGACCCGTTCAAACGAACTTCGATTGCGTCTCCCACTTCCAACCCGTGAGCGGTATCAGTCAGCACCAACAATCCATCAGCATCTTTTGCCCAACTTTCGGGGGATTGCCAATTGTTGGCACTTTTGTTTACAGAAAAAACTATTGTCGGGGTCGTTGTCGAAGTCGAGATGTGGTGAAAGATGGCAACCTCTTTTTCTGGGTCGTGAAACAGAGTGCCCTCAACATATAGCCTATTCGTGCCAAAGTCGTAATAAGTGACTCCTGCGTCAGTTGTAATTGTTACGCCACCATTTACTGCCAAGCCCGAAAGATCGAGGTCGCGGCCAGTTTGAGTGATGATTCCGTTTGCGTCTGGTGCGGTGAATGCCATGATGTTATAGAACGTAGTTGCGGGTCACGGTGGCGATGTCGCCAGACCCATTGTAAGAAATTGTTTTTGTTAGAGATACCCCAGCGTTTTGCTGGTCTGTGGTCGTTACGGCTGTAATATTGCCGCTGCCGTCATAAGTAAATGCGCGGGAATACAGGTGTGTTGTCTGCAACGCATCGTCGTAAACTTGGATGTCTGAAACGTCTCCAGACACATTGTAGTTGACCTCATGGTAGTAGTTTGCCCGTGCGGTCGTGAACATTTCGTCCAAATCGTTGATAGTGGTCGGGCCACCGCCACCACCACCAGTCAACGCATACACGGCTCCCGTGCTGGGATGCCTGCTATAAAGCACAGCATCTTCGTGATTTATAGCAATTTCCCCAAGCGTAAGTTGGGAACTCGTAGGAACTGCTCCTGCGATTACCGATTTCTTGGGAATGATTGTTGGATTTGCCATCTTATTGAAGAGGGTTGCCCCCGTGGGTTTTACCCCACGGAGGACTTGTTAGTTTACCTTAGTAAGAACCGCCGTCGATGGTGGTTTCGAGAGCAGTAACGCGAGCGTCGAGAGCCGAATCAGCGTTGGTGCGATCTGTGACCTCTTGAGCGAGAGCAGCGTCATTGCTGAGAACGTAGGCAGCAAAAGCGTTATCATTCTCAGTATCAATAGAATTGATAAGAGTAACGATTTCAGCGAAGCTGTCCTTGTCAGCGTCAGCGGCAGACAGAATTGCGTCGATGCGAGCCTTCTCAGTGTCGATGTTCGACTGGAGGGTGGTGTCAGCATTCGTGCGGTTCGTGACCTCGGTGGCGAGATTGGTGGTGAGAACGCCTTCTGCGTCAGTAGCGCGGGTGATCTCATTGTTGAGGTTAGTGGTCAGCGTGTTGTCAGCAGCGATACGAGCAGCCTCTTCGTCAGCGATAGCTTGGGTAAGAGTGCTGTTAGCGGAAGCAACGATGCCGTCAGCGTAAGCCTTGGTAGCGAAGGTTCCCTCACCGCCAATGACGAACGGCACAGAGCTGTTGTCACCAATGAAGAGGTTCTTGTTTGTGATGTCGATAGCAAGCTCTCCAGCAGACAGGCTGCTCGGAGTACCTACACCGCGTTTGATTTTGATAATGGGATTTGCCATAGGGTTTTATGTTGTTTGCGAGGGGTTAATAATATCCACAATCCGTCTCGCCCGGAACTATGGAATACTGCGTCCCAGTCCACCGCCACAGCGTGTTCTTGTCTGTGGCAATGTACAACCGCCCAAACGAGCCTGTTGCTGGGAAATTGGGAACGCTGGCATATTCAAGAATGCCAGCCTCTGAAGACGAAATTCTTGCATCGACAGCGGCATCAAAGTCTTGGATGTCTGCGCTGTAGTGCGTGTGATCTTCTGGAGGGAAAACAGTTGGCTTGTTGGCAATAACCGCCCATTCGGGCGTCTGGTCGGAAATAAAGACGTAGCTCGATTCCAGCGTCTTGTCGCCGCTGCCAGAGTATTGATACCTTTCGCCTGTAACGGTTGTTACAACCGTTCCTTCAAAAATTTCGTTCTGCTGCTCTTGCGTCAGGTCTGCCAGACCGCCGACAGACACAACGGGGAATCCAGATCCGCCAAACGTAAACTCGTTGCGTTTTACAAAAACTTTTTGGCCTGTGCTGGTAACAACCAGAATTTCTTCTGCGCCAGAAATGTCGGAAATAGTGTCAAGCTGAAGGCTAATCTCGCGCTTGTTTGAGATCGGATTGATGCCAGTTTGGTTCGTGATCGAGATCCACGCAGGCGTAAATTCAATCAAAAACTCGCCTTTTTGTGAGCTATAATTTTTATTATATCCATCAACGCGCAAAAAATGGTCGCCATCAGTATCAAACGAATTTTTCGTCGTGCCAGCGGGATATTTCACAGCAAACGACTCACCAACAGCAAGCGGTGTGTCAATTTTTGCTCTGAAACTGATGTATGACATGGCGGGTATTGTTAGCGGATGGTCAGATTTCGTCAAACATTATCCAACAGGCATCGGTGCTGGCATCATGCCCTGCGGGGCGTTGGGCATAACTGGCGGTCTGCCTGCCGCGCCTCCTGCGGCATTGTTGCCGCCTTGTGCGCCTTGCATGTTTGGATCGGTCATCGGGTCGCCAGTCGCCATTTGCTTCTGCGCGTTCATTGAGACGATACTTTGAAGCGGCCCAGAGAGCGCGTCTGTCACGTCGAGCTTGTCGTCCATACGGCGAATCAATTCGCGTGCAAGCCATTCTGGTGAAATGCCGGGGATTTGAATGAGCAGCGGCACAATCTTCTCGATGTTGGCAATCTCTGCGGCTTTGTTCGGTCTGCCGCTGGAGCCTGCTTGCACTTCCAAAAACAACTCGTCTTGGATCTCCTGCGCGGAAAGTTCGGGCCAGACAGCCCCCGGCCCAGCAATGCGCTTGACTGTGTCTGCGCCGATTTGTTGCAACAACGCCTGCCCCATTGCGCGGGCGACTTCGTTAAGGAAGTCGTCCAGATCGTCTACGTTCGATGAAAGCGCAGACATGCGGGAGCTTTCGGCTATGCTCGATTCGGTCGCCGTCGCGCCACCAGTGCCGCCAAGGTTCGCTTCTTGCGAGCCGACCGTACGAAGTACGTCTTCAAAAATCGGCGTCGTGTCATACAGGCCGGGATCGATGCGCGGCCCCTCGACGGGCTGGAGAAGTTCGCTAACTTTTTGTCCGGGCTGTAGCCCTTTAAGTGTGACAACGCCGTTAGCAGGCTTTGCTTCAAGTTTGAATTTGTCTTCTGGATCAAGAACGCCGTCTGGAACAGCGGTCATCGGGCGGTTGGCGTAGCGATGTTCGCGCAGACCTTCGCGGAGCCTATTGTACTCCAACTGCATCGGTCGCATGAGGCGCACGTCACTTGGAGGATACACTTCGCACTCGGATTCGATCTCGTTGAACGCAAGAACGAAGAACGGCCAGAACCGCTCCAGTTGCAGATGCGGTTCGCGTGGTTCCTCAAGGAAATTGCAGTAGCCTTCGGCTACGGTATATACCAATCCGTCTGTCTTGCTGTAAATCTCCCAGACACAGACCTGATCGACTGGCTTCTTGCCAGCGTCCATGTCGCCAGATTCGATCTTGAACCGCTGGTTCTCTGGGTCTTGGTACGCGGTGAACTTTCCGTTCTTGAGGTCGATGCCGTAAATTTCTTTCACGTCATCGGTTGACATGATGAACTCATGCGCGACCCAGCGTGCGCCGATAAAACCGCGCAGGTAGGTGCAACGCGGGTCAACGATGACTGATGTTGACTTCGGGAAGTCAAGCACGATGCCTTCGCGTGCGACGACCTCTGGCATTTGCTGAACGCCAGCAAGCGAAATGCGAAGCTGTTCAGCCTCAGCGTCAATCGATGTAACATCCTGCTTGCAATCACAAAGCTCTTCGCGGATACGCTCGATCTCGACAAGCCGCTGCGTGATGTCTGTAATCTTTTCGATGTCCTCTGGGCGTTTCTTCATGAAACGCTGGACACCAATCTTGGCAAAACCAACGCCAGTTGAGCATGTGCGGCGGGTGAGCTGCTTCATGCTCATCTTGAACGGAGGAAGCTGCTCGTCGAGCGTGTACTTGGCGACGATTTCCATCGTCTTCGACACGCGGTCAAGCATTTTCCGCTTTTGGAACCCTTGAGTGATGTCTTGGATTGTCGCCATCATGTTCGGGTCTGGCGGCATCCCCATCATTGCGCCTTGCTGCATCGCGCCAGCGAGCATGTTGGCTTCGTTCAGCGTGCCTTCCCAAAGCGCAAAATCCAGCGTCTCACGACGCTTGCACTTGATCACGGGGTTCTTGGCATACAAGGCCGCGACACGTTGCGCGATGTGACGTTGAACGATGTTGGCTTGATACCTGTCTTCGTCGTCGCGCTCGCTCCATTGCTTGCCAGCAATAAATTTCAAGTCGTCGCGCATCCGCGTGAATGCGCTTTCGTGCTTTTTCTTTCCCGTTTTTACCGTTGATGTCCAGAACTCAACAAGTTTGCGTCTGGATTCAGACGGCTCGTCGTAATCTTCTTTTTCAACGACCTCGACGCTGATTTCGGGCGCAGGCGCAAGCGCATCAACGGGAATGCCTTCTTCCATCGGAGGCATCATAGGGTTTTCTGTTGGCTGCAAGGGGTCGTGCATAGCGGGAAATCAATCAAAAACCATCACGGTAGGCAAGTCTTTTCGCAAGTTCATCTTGACGTGTTTGTTGTTTCACCCACGCCAGCGTGCCAGACACGGGTGAGTTTACTTTCTTCATCGGCACGGGCGCATTGTGTTGCAGGTTCAGCCCCAACCCAATCCACGCGAGCGCATCGACAAAGTCATCGTGTCTTCCAGCAGGGAATTTGAGCATTTCCTGCTCGGCCTGCGACCACCACGGCGCAAAGCCGGGGAACCGCACCCGCCCCAGCGATGCCATTGCTTGGATCGACTGTGCGCGGGTCATTTTGTCTTTCACAGGAGTCATTTCGACGATTGAGCAGTATGTTTGCTCTTCTACCATACGTTTTCGCAGGAACGGCCCGATAGCTTTGCTGATGTGTCCGTTCTCAGCCCACCAGAAAAGCGGCTTGTGCCGCTTCATCATCGTCAACATGGCTTCGACAACTCTGTCTGTCTGTTCCCTGCGCCACCAAAGATCAGGCAAAATCCAAATCACGCCGTCTTCGTCAACGCCAGCCGCGAGCAATACGGTCGGGTCACGGTCTTGCTTAGTGGATACCGCGTGATCGCTCGCGCAGTACACTCGCAGGTTTTTCGGCAATTCTTCGGGCTTGTATGTTTTGAGATAATCTTTTTTGAAGAAGTCGCCATCATCTGGCGTCGGCCTGCCTTGATACAACGCAGAGAAACCACGCGGGTTCAGCCTGCGTGCGTTTTCCAAAAACTCAACTGGGAACCGTTCAGGCCAGAGTGATTCGCCGCGCTTTCTGTCAAGCGGATCGTTGTCTTCAGCAAGGGCAGGCAGCGCAAGAATCTTCCAGCTTTTCGCTTCGTCTTTGTTGTAGCACGGGTTCGTTGGATCAGTAAGCCGCCCGATCAAGTCATCTTCATGCCAGCGCGTCATAATGATTATGACTCTTGAGCCTGCTGTCATAAGCCGCGTCATGGCGACCTGCGTAAACCATTCCCATTGCTTGTTGCGCTCGGTCGGGCTGTCTGCTTGCTCGCGGTCTTTGATTGGATCGTCGATCAACAAGAAGTCAGCACCACGGCCCGTGATCGAGCCGCCGACACCAACAAAGGCGGCGATGCCGCCCTCGTTTGTCTGCACGCGGTCTGCGGCAGCGGAGCCAGCACGCAAACTGCATTTGGGGAAAACTTGTCTGTACAAGTTCTGTTTCATCAAGTCGCGCACGGCGCGACCAGTATCCTGCGCGAAAGTCTCGTTATACGATGCAAAGATGACATGGCGATACGGATCGCGCCCGATCAACCACGGAATAAACTTTTTGCTTGCCAACTCAGATTTCCCAGCACGCGGCGGCATCGTAATAATCAGCCGCAACATGTTACCGCGCTCAACTTCTTGGAGTGCCGCCGCGATAACGCGGTGGTGCTTGGCTGGCATATACCGCGAGATGTCTGCGTCGTCTGGGTCTGACGGGTCTGGCATCATCAGACAAGTAAAGTCAATCAAATCCTCTGCGGCTTTGCCAAGGCGCAACCTGCGTTTGGCGGCGAGGATTGTCTTCTCGTAAGCAATGACTGCGTCAGCTTGCTTTTGGTCGTCGGTTCTTGTGTCTCCCATTTATTCAATAAGACCAGTTCTTACCAGCGCGGTCTTAATCGCATCTTCGGTTTCTTCGACTGCGGCTTCGTCAAGATCCCAGAGGCAGGCATGAAGAACCTCATGGATGATGGTAAAAGCCATGTCAGCTCCGCCATCATGCACGATTAACCGCTGCGCTTTGTCGCAATATCCGCGAACCGTCTTGCCGTCGAGCTTTAGTGGGGTTTCCTCCAAGATCCGCCACCACTTCCCTCTGATCTTGACGCGAACGGCACGGTTTTTCTTGGGCATGACTCATGCAACGGGGCGGATGCGAAGAAAATTCCTTGCAAGTTTCTTGTTACGGATTTTGCGGAACACGCCGTCACCAGAAACGCTGTCGCGTTGACCCTTGGTGTTTGTGTTGCCTTCAATCGTTTCGATGACGCCGTTATCTTCGCGGACAACAAATCCGACGTGCGAAAAGTCAAACATTACGATGTCTCCGGGCTGTACGTCTGCGTCTTCGTTCAGCAAAAGCGTTGTCTTCGGGCGCGACTTGCTCCACGAATAGTACCCATACGCAAGCGCGGTCTTGGGACGCCAAGATTCAGGCGTGCTGACTTGCAGGTTAAGCCACTTGACCGCTTCTGGGTCTTGTAACCATTCACGGATACACCAATCAACAAACGCCGCGCACCACGGCCAAGCCGCAGGCTTGAGGTTTGTCGCTGTCTGATACTCTCGGATGCGGCGACCGCTGTTGTTGCCGCCGACTTCACGGACTCCGACCTCGGACTCCGCGATCTTCAGGAGCTTATTTATCATTGAGTGTTCTTGTCGGAATGTCGGGGAGCTGGTAGGTGAATTTTCCGTAGTCGCTCTCAAGCGAGAACGCCAACGGCCCAAAACTTGAGCAACCCGTGAGAAAAACAGCGGCAGCGATTGCCCAAGCGAAGATGACAACCGCTGCCGCTTTGCGCCGCGCATTCATTTGGACTCTTTGCGGATAACCTCGTAGAGTCCAATGAGTCCGATAACTGCTGTGCTGATCCCTGTGAGCAGTTCGGGGCTGACTTTCAGCCCCACAAGAGCGGCGAGGGAAAGGATTCCCGCCCAAGTGGACTTCTCTTTCAAGCGCGAAAGCGCGGCGTCAATTAGTTTCATCGTGACCATAGTGTTCTTATTGTTGTTTGTTCTAACGGGGAAAATATATGGTGATTCGCGGGTGTTGGTCAACAATAATCAACCCCCAATAAATCTGCCCTTGACCCACTCAAAGACCATCGTCCACGCGAATGCGACCGCCGCTACGATGCCCAAAAAGTACCCGCGATGCGCCTCAAGCGACCGCACGCGCTTCTCGATACACTCCAGACGGTACGAGTTCGTCCGCTGGTTTTCCAAAATCATATCCAGCTTGCCAGATAAGTTTCCAAGTTGATGTGCGATGTCGTCTGGCATAGTGATATGAACAATCAATTACCAAAAACAGCAAACATCAGCAAGTTCAAATCCTTGTAGACTCCGTTTGTTTTGTCGTAGATATGCACCTCGAAAAAGCTGGGGTTGATGTCATACACAACCATCGCCCAGTCACCGTCGTAGTTATCGTCTGTTGCGCCCATTGTGGATGTCACGACGTAGTTTGCGTCTGGCCGCGTTGCAGACAGAGCAACAATGTATTTCCCTGTTGCCGTTTTGTTCACGCCACTGATCCCATACGACGCCGCAGGCGTGATCGCTCCGCTGGCAACCGACTTACCATTGAAGTTGACCCATGCTTTACATATCGAAGCCGCAGCCAAGTCGGTCACATCAGCGATAACGTGCGAGTGTCCCGTGTCGGACTTCCCGGCAAGTGCGGTGGTGGCCGCTGTCGAGAGCGGCTTGTCTGCGTCCGATGTATTGTCAACATTTCCCAGCCCTACATCCGCGCTGGTCAACGGTTCGATCATGTCTGTGGATACCTTTGTTAGTGCCATATATTATTGGGTTAAATGTAAGACAATCGCCGCCGCGACGACGATTACCGATGGAACAGACAGATCCGCAAAAAATGCTTTCGCTGCCCAGTGTTTAGGGTTAAGTCCACCGAATAGCGGCAGATCTTTGCGGAGCTTGCTTGGGGATGCTTTGATGGCGCGATACTCTGCTTGAGAGATCTCTCTGCCAGCAAAGAAGAATATTCCCGCAACCGCGCCGATGAATGGATTCTTGCAGACAGCATATCCGATGCCTTGGAATGCAAGGCAGATTAGAATGTGGGATATGTTTAGATAATTTTTCAACGGAAAGCATCTCCGACTTCACGTTTTGCTTCGTTGATTAGCTCACCGATTAGTTGGGAGTAGGTGTTCGCTGTAACACTTGTGACTGTGTTTTCACGAAGCCTTTTGAGTGAAGCGTTTATGGATTCTAAGTATGTCATTATATTAACCTGTATGCTCGCCAATTTGTTGTAAATGATCCAGAACTACATGCCAACTGAACACTGTTACCGCTTATAGAAAATGTAAATGTCGCTGTACCAACACTATTTTGGGAGATAATTTGAGGCCCACCTGATTCTCCTTTAATGGTTGCTTCAGCACCAACATGGCCTCCAACATGAACAGCTACAACCTTCCATATTGCCCCATCTATCCCGCCATTAAAAAGACCGTTAGGCGTTGTATATATAACCAATCCGTCAGCGCCAAAATCTCTTTGATATTCTAATGGGTCACCAGAATTCTTAATATTATCAAGGTGAGCGAGAACTACATTAGCCGTATTGTTATTGTAAAAGTTATTACCAACAAAAGCCTTACATCGAGCGGCAGATGAATTGAAGTAAACACCGTATTCTTGGTCTGTCCCAACATCATTACCGATGCTGTTCCCGGTAATAGTAATTCCATAAGTATCTGAGGCAGAGACAAAAATTCCAGATTGCTCAGAAGGTATTAAGTTTGCACCATCATTGTTTCGCTCTACAACATTGTTAGCTACCATTGCTGGCCCGGCTATATAGATTCCTGAGTTTTTGTTGTCGTAGACTCTATTGTTTGTAAAATTAACTGGTAGTGTTGTTGTGCCAAGATAAACTCCAGCGGCTTGATTATTCCAAACCAAATTATCACTCACAACTCCAAAACCAACACAAGATATCCCAGTAGAGCCGTTATATCCTACTTGATTGTTTGTGAAAATACTGTCTCCACCAGCCAAGAATGCTCCAATTCCCTTGTTTGACAGAAAAGCGCAAGCACGAATATCCGCATTATTAGACGATATTGCTCCACTGCCATAATCGTAAGATTTAATAGAAAGACCGTTTTCAGCAAACTTTACAACAACTACATTTTCTAATCTGACGTATCTCGCGCCAGATATTACAATACCGTTACCAGAAGTATTTGTTGTTGCTGCTGATGGAGCCTGTAGTGGGGATTTGTTGCCAAAAAGTATAATGTCTTTCAAACCAGAATGAACCCGATAGTCACTAATGGTCTCACCAACGCCGGGTGAATAGCGAAACAAAATCATATCGGTGTTTGCGCCATCAGCAAGTTTTAGCGCCGACCCACCAACTTCAAATTTATTATCAGTAAACTGATTCTTAAACCAACCACCTTCACCGATAACAAATACTCCTTGTGGAATTGTTAAAGTTGAGGAAACGATATACTCATTATTAGACGCTGGAATAAATACATTTTTCTTATCCGTCGCGGCAAAATCAATAGCTGCTTGAATTGCAGCAGTATCATCCGCAACACCATCGCCGACTGCGCCGAAGTCTTTTACATTAATAACATCAGCAAAACGATCTTGCAGATTGCGTGATTCCGTGGTTCCTGTGGCAGTAATAGGTGCAATTTTGGCCTCGGTGACAGACCCGTCTGCTATCTTGACGGTCGTCACCTCTCCGTCTGCAATCACCGTGTCCCGCGTTAGACCGATCACCACCTCGATAGTCGCCCCGGCAGGCGCAGCCGCGCCCAGCGTCAGCGCGGAGCCGCTGACGGTGTAGCTGTCTTTTTGCTGGTACACGCCGTCGATGAAGACATTCGTGCCGTTCGTGGTTCCCTCGGAAGAAAGCGTAAATTCGACGGCAACGCCGTCGCCAGTGAACCGATCCACAACAACAACATTGTTGTTCGGGATGCCAATGGGAACCCACCGCCCGTCATTCAGATCGTTTGCGACATCGCTCCCCGATGTATGCGCCTCAACGCACAACAACGTCCCGCCGTCAGACGTAACAATGTCACCCACCGCGTAGGCCGCGCCAGCGCCCCACGCGCCTTTGATATTGCTGGGGTTCAGACCGATCAACGCAAGCGCGTCGTCTGTCATCGAGTCCACATTGACCACCGCAGACAGCTTGCCGTCATCCCGCTGGATCTCAGACAGCCGCGAGATCGTCTGATTCACAGACGACTTGATTGCCTCGTACTCGGCGTCAAGATCGGCGCATGTGTCTGCCAGCGTCAACTGCGGGTTCAGCGCGTCGGATGAGAAATTATTCTGCCGTTGGTAAAGTGGTGGGACTTGTGACATGGTTGTTGGTTGTTGCTTGCCAGAGTGTAAAATGTTTGCCGCGATGTCAAGAAGGACTACTCAACAGATGACTGGGGCGAGGACTGATCAGAATGCGGGAGATGTTGAGGTATTTTTTCAAATTTTAAGCGTTTTGAGATTGCTCTAATTTAGCAATCCTTTCTTCTGCTTCTTTTAGTTTGTCAACCAAGTAAGAAACAGCAGCCCACAGATACGGGGTTCGTTTGCCTTGGTCTACACCCCAAGGCACATACACAGCACCCTCTGTTCCTTCCTCAACTTCTTCATCGTCCTTGAACCAACCGCCTTTAGTTGCGAGGTCTTCAGAAACTCCATAAGATGTCTGCGCTCCCCATCCAACGGCATATCCGCCGCCGCGCTCTGGTTTCCAGTTAAATTCTCTAACAGGGTCTGCTTTTATTATATCAATGGCTTTTTCGGCGGGGTATTCTCCGATAAAGTTTTTTGCTTTTTCATCAGATAGCACATTGTATGCAGTTCCAGTCCCGCTTGTTGTAATTGATCCAACTTGGTTATTTGTGTTATGAAATGTTAGATGCTCTCTTGTCGAGGAAGTAATCGTTTGAGTTCTAATTGCTGCTGAAGATGCAGAAGCTACTGCAATGTGCATCTGCGCTCCCAACCCATCGATTTGAGAGGTAGCAGTATAGAGATAGTTAAGACCAGTATACTTTGTTGTACCAGTGTTGTTAAAATTGTACTCAACATTACCGACGCTACCACCAAAAGTTTCAGTAAAATCACCGCCATTGTGAGCAGTCAAATAATTAGCACCACCTGCGTTGTATGATGTGACATATGCGCCATAATAATGATTAGCTGTGCCAGATGCGTTTGTTATTTGCAATGGATAAGTATTGGAAATATTATCAACAGCTTTTAGTGTTATATAATTAACATCCGCCATGTTGCGAGTGTATTTGTCAACGAACATTCCAACATCAGCACCATTAACGTCGAAGTTACCAACCATCCAAACTGAGCTTGGTGGATTGCCATTAGCTACGTTTTCTCCAGCAGTAAAAGCAGCGCACAATCCCAATTTACTTGTAAATACATGGAAATACCCAGTCGTCCAGCTTGGCGCAGTTAATAGAGATTTATAAGCATTCGTTAGTGACCCACCATTAAATACTCCATTATTATTCCACAATGCATCCGCATCAGCATTAACATAAAGAAGATTGTTTTTATATCCATCAAGCCCCTCGCCTGACCTTAATCTTCCAGTTCCAATATAATATACCTTATTGGTGGTAGAATCATAAAATCCACCCGGAGGTCTGCTTTCACTTAAAATTCCTGCATCTTGAGAAATGCCCCAATTAAGAAGGTTGGTGATCTTATAAACTTGAAGGTTGCCTGTGGCTTGTCTTACATAGGCCAACCAACGATCAGTATCTCCAAGACGAATAACGATGTTTTCACTTGTGATGGTTGATCCAGTGACATCTAATACGGTAGACCATGTATTTCCGTTATCGACGGTTGTAAAAGCGTCGAGTCCACCAGCATCGATGTACCCAAAACTCAAAAATCCAGTTGCGTCATTTCCGCCTTGACTGGCTGGAAATGAAATAATTCCTGTAACAGAAGCAAATGTATATGTTGTGCTTGATGTGGGAACTTCTAATTTTGTCCATGTAACTCCTTCATCATCAGAATAAATAAACAGAGGAAATTTGTTGTTTGCGGGAGTAGCGGATGCTCTGTTACAGAAGAAACCAATTCGACCATTAGCCATTACTGCGAGCTTGTCTGGGCGAGAATCAGTAGTTGGGTCTGTTTGGATTAAACGATCATTTACCCAAGACAAACCAAAATCATAAGAATCTGCTGCACGAACTTCAGTTCCATCCTCAGTTCCGTGCTGTGTTCCCTTACGATATATTTGAACCCATTTAGTAGAATTGGGTATTTCCACAACAGAACCCCAAGCATAATGAGCGTCCCTTTTTTCGCCAGCTATTAAGCGCAATCCAGTTCTTCCGAATGGAGTATTTTCAGCCACTAATCCAAAGTCTTTGACGTTCACAACATCCGCCATGCGTGTGACAAGATCACGGGCGGTCGTTGTGCCTGTAGCTAAAATTGGAGTGGTTGCGACAATGGCATCGGAAAGACCGGGAGCGAGCTTGGCTGACGTGACGGCCCCGTCTGCGAGCTTGGACGAGCTGATTTCTCCATCGGGGATCTTCCCGGCGGTTATGCTGGCATTAGCGATTTTATCTGTTGTGACCGCCCCGGCGGGGATCTTGGTCGAAACAACCGCCCCGTCTGCAATCTTGACCGATGTAATCGCGCCGTCCTCCAGCGAGCCTGTTGCGATGCTGCCTTCTGGGATCGAGATGATGTCGTCGCGGAGCTGGCCGTCGTCGCGCTGAATTTCGTTGAGCCGCGAAATGGTCTGATTAACCGAGGTCTTGATGGCTTCGTACTCTGCATCAAGATCAGCAGCCGCCATGCCTATTGAGTAGTTGGGGTTCCCGGCGTCTGTTGTGAAGTTGTTTTGGCGCGTGTAAGGCGTTGGTGCTTGTGACATGCGCGGAGATTATTGTTGGCGCATGTTGGTTGGCAAGCGAAAAGTGACGGGGGCATCTTGCCCCCGCACTTGGTTTTTCAAAAATCAGAAATTTTGTCGGTGGGGGTGATGGAAATTTTTATTTTTTTTTCCGCCCCCCCGTGGCGGGGTTGCCCCCCCCCCGCT